CACCTTCGCGGTGAACCAGGTCACTGGCGAAGAGGTCGAGGTCGCCACCGGCGAGTCGTTCCGCGCCGAGTCGGCGGTCCGCGCGGCTCAGGCGAACCGCTAGAAACCTCGCGCCCCGGGTTGACACCCGGGGCGCTGTCGTGTACTGTTACGAACACAACAACCACCGAGGAGCACCCAATGACCACCCCGTCCGCCCGCCCGTCCGGCACCGCCAGCAAAGCCATGCACGACGACTTGATGTCCACCCGCGGGTCGCGCTACGCCGTCGCCCGGGCGAACCGGATCCGCCGGGAGCAGGACCACCGCGACGGTGTCGTCCACGAGACCGGCTGCATTCGGTGCGAGGACGAACGGGCCTCCCGTTGATCGGGTGGGCCCCGGCGACGCGCAGGCGCCGGGGCCCACCAGCACCGCGGGGGGCTCATGTCCGCTGCGCGGGCCGCAAGATATCCCGCTGTGCTGGCCGGCGCCCCACACGCTGATAGTGTTCACCGAAACACACAAGGAGGGCCGGATGTCATCCCGGTTCACGGAATCCGATTTCCAGGACCGGCTCGCCGGTATCGGGGCCGCTGCTGACGAGGTCGCTCGGCAGCGGGAGGAGCTCGCTGCGGCGCAGGAGGACCTGCTCGCCCGGTGTAACGAACGGATCGCGGCTGGGGTTCCCATCCTGTACGTGGCGAAGGCCGCTCGAATCAATCGCACGAAGCTGTACCGGCTGCTCGGCCGGCTACCGAAGAAGGAGAACGCGTGAACGGCTCAAGCTCTGACGACGTCGTGGTCGAGAAGGTTGTCGACGTCGCTCCGCTGTACGAAAAGCTCCGCGGCGAATCGGTCGGACGGCTGTCCTCCGACGAAGCGATAATCGCCACGGTCGCGCTGGTCGAGGCCGCGCCGGCGATGCCGGTCGCTGACCTCGCCTCGCACGCACGCGAGACCTTCGGTGGCGGCCANGACTGGTCGTCGCTCATCGGGGCCGCGCAGGCGGCTCGGGAGTTGACCTCATGAGGCTCCGNGATCGTGCGAAGGCCGCGGCCGGCGAGCTCGAGCGGCAACGGCGCGCGGCGGCGGCGGACACCCGNNNNCGTGANCACCACGCCGAGCTCGCTCGGGGCGTGGCCGATGACCATCTCGAAGCGCTCCGGGCGATCGACCGGTGGCGCCGGTGGCATGACGTCGGTCGGGTGTCCTGGGACGAGATGCGGGACGGGGTGATCCGTGAGCTCGGCCGGGCCGAGGATCGGCACGCGCTGCTCGGGGTGGTCGAGGTCGAAGCCGATACCGAGCGGGCGATGTGGGAGGACGCGCTCCGGATCGCGAACCGTCCGGGGGAGGGCCGGTCGTGACCGCATGCGATTGCGTCGCCCGCCACTCGCCGGCGACCCGGGCCACCCATCTGCATCACATCTGGCCGCTCGGGATGGGTGGTCCTCGCGAGCCGTGGAACAAGGTCCTGGTCTGTCCGAACACGCATGCGGCGGCTCATCAGCTGATCCGGCTCTGGGGTCACCGGTACGACGGTCCTCCGCCGCACTGGATCGTCCGCCATTTCTCGCGGGACGCTCGGATCCTCGCGGAGCTCGGGTGGCGCTATTGGGATGGGGCGGGCCGGCCGGTCGAGCGTGAGCGGTGGATCTGGCAGGGCGCTCGGGTCGCGGTTCCGGCCCGGGTCCTGTTCACGGAGGTGTCGCATGGGATGGGCTGAATTCTGGACGATCGTGGCGCAGCTTACGATCGGGTTCACGATCGGGGCGGTGGTGCTGTTCGTCGGTGCGGCCGTGTGGTCGGTGGTCCGTAAGGAGCTCGCGAAGGACCGGGACGACCTCCGCCGGCGTTCGAACGGGTCGGGTGGCTCGTGATCGGCTGGGCGGATCCGGACGCCGATCCGCTCGGGGATCTCCGCCGGTGGGCGGACGAAGCGGCGTCGCGGTCCGGGTTCCGGGCCGACGATATCTACGAGGCAGGAGTGGCCGTGGCGAAGGCGTATGCGGATCCGAATCGGGACCTCGGGGACGAGATCCGGGCGGCGAACCGGGCGGAGCGGGCGTGGCACGTCCTCGTGTGCATCGCGGTGTCCCCGTTCGGCCGGCCGGCGGGCCGGCACATCGATGGGGCGGTGGCGGTGCTCGGCACGGAGACTCCGGACCGGGCGGATTGGGATCGGGCTGCCGGGTGGGCTCGGGAGCACTACCGGCGGTGAAGGTTCCGGCGTCGTTCGGCGCCGGTCATGCACGACAACGGAAGGGGACGGCATGACCGCAATACTGACCGCACGGATGTTCTGGGTCGCTGGTCTGCTCGCGGTGGCGCTGATCGTGGCGGCCGCGACCGGTGCGGACGCTGCCATAACGTGGGCGTCGGATGATCCGGTCGGGTGTGTCGAGTGTGCTGCCGGGATCCGCGGGTGGGCATGCCACCTCGGAAACCTGCTGACCGGCGCTTGCCGGGACGCGGTGGAGGGGGCCCGCACGATCTGGTATTGACCGTGTCGCGGGGGGGTTGGTCGACAAGGCTCGCCCCACTGCTACTCTGACGCACTAGCGAGGCCCGCGGGCCGTCGTTCCCCTTCGTAAGGGGACGGCGGCCCTTTGCTATGTCAGGACCAGGAATGCCGTCCTCGAAGCTGGTCGATCTCGACGTCATCGAAACGTCGGGGGTCGATCATCCGGCTCATCTGTCGGAGGGCTGGGTCGTGATGAAGGCGGCCGGGCGGGACGAGGCGGACGCCGAGCTACGCCGGCTGGCGGGCTCGAGCACGGACAAACAGGAGCGCGGCATGGCCGACAACGACGAATTGTCTCCCGAGGCCCAGGCGGTGGTGGCGGAGCGCGACGAAAAGATCGCGTCGCTGACCAAGCAGGTCGAGGACCTCACCGAAGCGGTCGCGAAGGCGTCGGCCGACGACGATGACGGTGGTGATGGTGCGCTGCCCGACGAGGTGGTGAAGAGCCTTCCCGAGCCGGTGCGGGCGGCGATCGCGAAGGCGCAGGCCGACGCGGAAGCGGCGACGGCGGCGGCGACCGAGGCCACCGAGCAGCTGCGTAAGGAGCGCGACGAGGCGGCCGATCGGGCGGCGATCGCGAAGGCCTCCGCGTGGTCGAACATCGGTGTCGATGGTGCCGAGTTCGGTCCGCTGCTCCGGAAGGCGGCGCAGGTCGATCCGGACCTCGGCCGCAAGATCGAGTCGACTCTGGCGGCGCTGTCCGAGCAGGTGTCCACCGGGGATCTGTTCAAGGAGTTCGGGTCGGGCGGCGGGTCCGGGAACGAGGACGACGCCGAACGGCAGATCATGTCGAAGGCGGCGGACCTCGTGGCGAAGGGCGAGGCCGACAACATTCACGTTGCGGTGGGCGCGGTCGCCAAGACCCACCCGGACCTGTACGCGCGGATGCGCGTCGAGAAGGGAGCCTGACCGATGGCGTACCAGGCGAGTCAACCACTGAAGGACGGCAACCGGGCGGCGGCGGTCGATCTGTCGGGTGTCCAGTTCCGGTTCGTCGATCTCGACGCGGATGCGCTGGTCACCACCTCGGGTGCCGGTGATCGGCCGTGGGGGGTCCTGCAGAACGCTCCGCGTGAAGGCGAGGAGGTCGCGACCTGCGTGATCGGGATCACGAAGGTGCGGGCCGGCGGTGAGGTGTCGAAGGGTGCCACCGTCGGTGTCGATGCCGAGGGTCGGGCGGTCGAGGGCGGAACCCTCGGGGTGTTCCTGCTCGACGGCATCGAGGGGGACGTCGTGACGGCGGCCGTGAATTGTCTCAACATCCAGTCCGCCGTCTGAGCGGTTGATCCGCCACTGGCGGGAAGGGATCCGGAGCTATGCCGAGCCAGCCATCCAGGTCACAGGTCCACATCGATGCGGTCCTGTCGAACATCTCGATCGCCTACATCCAGGCGCACTCGCGGTACATCGCCCAGCAGGTGTTTCCCGTCGTGCCGGTCGGGAAGCAGTCCGACAAGTTCTTCACGTATCGGAAGGAGGACTGGTTCCGCGACGAAGCTCGCCGGCGCGCGGATGCGACCGAGTCTGCCGGGTCCGGCTACGAGCTCGACACGGACACCTACTCGTGTGACGTTTTCGCGTTCCACAAGGACATTGGGTCACAGGCCCGGGCGAACCAGGACTCTCCGCTCGACCTCGATTCGGAGGCCACCGAGTTCGTCACGCAGCGGATGCTGCTCCGCCAGGAGATGTCGTTCGTAAACGACTACTTCCGGCCGGGCGTCTGGTCGACCGACTGGACCGGCATCGAGTCGGGCGCCCCGGGCGAGGGCCAATTCGTCAAATGGTCCAACTACGAGGATTCGGATCCGGTCGAGGACATCGAGGAGGGCAAGGAGCAGATCCTCCGCACGACCGGCCTCGAAGCAAACACGCTCGTGATGGGCTACGGGGTGTTCCGCCGGTTCAAGCAGCACCCTGACGTGCGGGACCGGATCAAGTACACGTCCTCATCGAACGTGACGCCGGGCATGATGGCGGCGATGCTCGAGGTCGACCGGGTGCTGATCTCGTCTGCGATCCGGACGCTCGAGCCCGAAGGTCGCGCCAATCCGGAGTTCGATTTCACGCACGGCGGTAACGCGTTGCTCTGCCACGTCGCGTCCTCGCCGGGTCTGCTCACCCCGTCCGCCGGCTACACGTTCGCGTGGGACGGGATCTCGGGTGGGCTCGGTCTGCCGGTCGGGGTGTCGTCGTTCTACATGGACGAGCTCAAGGCCGACCGGATCGAAGCCGAGGCCGCGTGGGACAACAAGGTCATTGGTCAGGACCTGGCGGTGTTCATGGGCGGGGTCGTGTGATGTCGTTCGGTGACACCGGTCTGCGCGTGGTCCGCCGGTCCTATGGCGGCCGGGGCTGCCGGCGCCGGCCGGGCGAGATCGTCGACATTGCTCGGATGCGGACGGCCCGGGAGCTCGAGTCCGAGAATTTCCTCGGTCCGCTCCCGGCCGGCTGCCAGCCGGTCGTGGTCGAGGACGGCCGGACGTTCGTGTCGGCGGAGGCGGCGATCGCGGCCGGGNATGCGGTGGCGGTTGAACCTCCGGAGTCCGCGGTCGATGAGGTGGCGGTGCCGGTCACCGTCTAGGAGCGAGCATGGCTACGAGTCAGGTGTTTCGAGGTCGGGTCGCGGTCGATGCGTTGACGGTCGGCGGTGTTCGGATCGATCCGTCGAAGGCGGCCGAAGGTGACGGCGGCGACGGTGGTGATTCCGGTGGTGGGGTCGTGCCTCAGCCGGTTCCGTCGCAGCGGACGATCGCGGCGTTGACGGCGGCGCTGGTCGAGGCCGGCGTCCTCGTCGAAGATGGCGACGGCGGCGAGTGACCGGTGGAGGTCACGGCCGAGTTCGTGCGGGCGGTGCTGCATCGGAGTCGGGCGGCGGTGCTCGCTCGGGGCCACGTCTGGGACGTGGCGGACGTCGTCGACGCGCTGGCCGACGCAGGCATAATCGAACTGGACGAGCTCGAGCGTGAGCGGAAGGGTGGACGGTGGGTATCGGGCGGATCGTTGCGGCGGTCGTCGGAGGAGTAGCGGCCGTGGTGACGGCGGTTGCGTTCGTTGACGTGCCTCGCGGCGAACGGCCCGAGTTCACTCCGACGGTGGAAATCCTCGAGCCGGTCGCGGCTGGGAATGTCGGGCAGGGCGCCACGGCGCGGCTGGCCGCGGGCGAGCCGCTCGTGGTCCGCACGGCGTTCACCGATCTGGATTTTCGTCCGGATCTGGTGACCGCTCCGCCGGACGAGACCCTCGCGACCGAACCTCAAGTGACGGTTGAGGGTCGAGTTCAGGGTCACGTCCACATCTATGCGGTGCCGGCCGACGGTGACGACAACCGGGCAGATCCCTTCTGCATCTACGAGCTCGAGCACCTCGTCGACCTGAACGGGTCGGGTGGGGACGGGTTCGACGGGATCGTGGAGCGCGAATGCGGGTCGCTCGAACCGGGCGTGTGGCAGGTCCTGGTCGACGTGAATACGAACGCTCACGATTCGGTGCTGAAAGCGAATCCTCGGGACGTGCCGGCGTCGGATTCGGTTCGGGTCGTGGTCACCGGTACGTCTGAGCGTGATGGTCCGCCGGCCGGGGTCGGCCGCGGCCGTCCACAACGATAGGAGCTCGTCATGCCAACCGTTTCGTATTCGGAGGCGTTGCGTCATGCGCGGCTCGACGCGATCACGGCGGCCGTCGGTGAGGACGGTCTGATCCGGGTCTATGACGGGGAGCGGCCGTCGGGTGGCGGGACGCCGACGAATCTGCTCGCGGAGCTCGAGTGCTCTACTGCGTTCGCGGACGGCGCGTCGGATAACACGTTGACGGCGAATCCGATTGCGGACGCGGTTGCGGTCGCGTCGGGTGAGGCGTCGTGGTTCCGGCTCGTGACCGCGGGCGGGACCTACGTGGTCGATGGGGACGCCGGCGAGGCGACGGATTCGCCTACGCCGACGCTGGTCCTCGAATCGAAGGCGGTCATTGAGGGCGGGATCGTGCAGGTCGATTCGCTCGTGGTCACCGGCGGGAACGTCTGAAGGGCGGGTTGCGAATGTCGATCCGGAGCTCTCGTGCTGCGGCGGCGGCGACTGGCGGGATGCTGGCCAAGGCGAACGTGGTCGGGGTCGCGGACGGTGGCGACCGGGTGCTGGTCCTCGTGGAGCGGAAGGTGCCGGCCGACGAGCTCGCTCCGGGCGATCTCGTGGAACGGCAGACCGGTGGGGTCCGGACCGACGTGGTCGAGGTCGGTCAGGTCGAGGCGCTGATCGCTCCGGGGACGTCGATCGGGCTCGCGGGTGCGGGGACGGGGACGTTCGGGACGGTGGTGGTCGATGCGGCCGGTGTGCGGTACGGGTTGACGAACAATCACGTTGCAGCGGATTCGAATCGGGCTCGGGCCACCGACCTCGTGTATTCGCCGGGTGAGGCGGATGGGCGTGGCGGCCGGATCGGGCGGCTCGGCCGGTTCGAACCGATCTGGTTCGATCGCGACAACCGGGTTGATGCGGCGCTGGTCCGACTGGACAATCCGCGGGTGCCGGCCGGCCACCCGCGCATGACGTTGACTGGCCGGGTCGGGTGGCGGGTGTCGAAGACGGGGCGCACGTCGGGGACGACGTCTGGCCGGATCATCGGGGTGGGCGCCACGATCGACGTGGGGTTCGGGTCGCAGGGCTCGGCCCGGTTCGTAGGTCAGGTGTTGACGGAGCCGATGTTGCGGCCGGGCGATTCGGGTTCGGTGCTGACGACGTTCGGCGGGTTCGTGTGCGGGCTGGGGTTCGCCGGATCGGACACGGTGTCGGTCGCGAATCCGATCGGTGCGGTCCTCGAGGCGCTCGCGGTTCGGATGCCGTAGTGGGCTGATCGGTTGGAGGTCCGGGATGAGTGAGCTGCTTTATGCGGCGTCGCACGTCACCGGAAACTGGCCGAATCCGGGCAATGCGGTAGGGAACACGCCGGGGTCGTGGGCTGGGTCGCTCAACAACAACGCGAGCTACACGTCGCGGTGGGCGATGGGGGCTCCGTCGGGCTGGCTCGAGGGGTCGCACACGGTCCGGTGCTGGTTCCGGAAGGGGTCGAACAGCGGCAATCCGTCGGTCGCGGTTAACGTGTTCGTGGACGGGGTGCTGCACTCGTCGGGGTCGACGGTGGCGGTCACGTCGACGTCGGGCCAGCTGGTGTCGCGGACGTTCTCGTACACCGGCTCTGGTGTGGTGTCCATCGAGGTCGTCCAGAATGCGGCGGGTGGGAATCCGAACACGCGGAATAGCGCGCAACTGTCGCATATCGAGTGGGAAGCGACGGTAGGGACCGAGCCGGATCCGGATCCGGATCCTCCGCCGGGCGACGGGATCGTCGAGGAGTGGGGCGGCTATCCGCTCGGGACGTTCACCGGCGGCGGGCCGTGGTCCTCGCTGTACGGCGTCGGGGCGGCCACCTCGGAGATCGTTGCCGATGCGGAAGGTCCGGGCGATCGGGCGTGGCGGTT